CTTTATTTGCTACCACAGGTCAAGAAGCTCAAACAGACGAAGAAAATAGAATCCCGGAAAATAATGTAAAGGATCCTGAAATGGCTATGTACTATAAAGTACAAAGAGCCTTAGTTTCAAATCCTAATTATCCTGGTATAAAAGGACAAGCTCATCTTACTATGATGGCTATGTCTAGATTACCAGTCCGTAAGATGTATCCTAAAACTCAGAGGGAAACAGAAAATAACCCAGACCTAGCTAAAGGATATGATAAAGTATTTATTCAGACAGTTACAGACTCTGAAGGAAATATAATTTACTTTGATCAAGAAGGTAATGTTACCACTAAAGAACAAGGTATGCCTGTATATTTTCCTGTACGTCTATCTTTAGAACAAGTGCAAGAACCTAAGACAGATGAAGAAGCTGCTACACTAAAAAAGCAAGAAGCTTACTTAGGTGAGATGATTGATTACATTAGTAGTAATCCAAACTCAAATCAAATTATTTCAGCTATTACAGGTGGAAGCTTAGGTTTTTTAGATTCTTCTAAAGCCCTTGTGCCTTTAACACAGTTATCTAAATCATTATACCCTACTATAGAGTTTAGAGTTGATGAGTCAGGAGCTCCATTTATGCGAGTACCTAGATACCAGCAGGATGTAGCCATAATAATGAATAACTTTTCGGAAGATGTAGCTAGAAACATAGCTCGTCTTTTGCTTAATGATGTAGTAAGAGGTGGTCAAAAACTAACAACAACTCAAAAAGCTAGCTTATTATTTCCATATCTAGCACCAAGTACTACTACAGGATTAGGTTTTAATTCTAAAAGCAAGGAGTATTTCTTAAATGGAAAACCTATAGCTCAAGCTAGTGAGGAAGAGATTGTAAAAGCTTTAACTGAAACAAAAGATTCTCAAGGTAATATAGTACCCAGCAGATATGTTTACAAAAACACAGCTAAGAACATAAACAAGTTCTCTGTTAAAGAATCTAATGGAGTATTTACATTATCTGAAAACATAGTTCCTTACAGCCAGTTTGTTACAGAAAATGCATCCGTAGGTAAAAAGATAGAAGGTGGAGATTTTACTCCATTTAACTCATATCTTAACTTCTTACCAACAGGTAAGTTTGTTGCAGCGGCTTTAGGTGTTGAAGAAACTACTAAAACTAAACCAGAAGTAGCAGAACTATTTGATTCTAATCCTGAATTAGCTAGTGTAGGAACACCTGAACAATACTCTCAATATCTTAATACTAAAGATACACCTATTGTTTATCATGGAAGTCCGGAATACTTTGAAAAGTTTGATATATCAAAACTTGGAAGTTATACAGGAGCCGCTTCTGCAAAAGAAGGTATTTTCTTTGGTGGTTCAAGAGATGTATCCAGATCCTACTTAGATAAAAGAGGAGATACTCTTAATGTAGATTCTTTAATTAAACAAAAACCCGAATTAAGGCTTCAGTCTTCTGATGAAATAGGACGCTACTATTATGAAGAAGATATAGAGGATTATGATACTATATACCATACAGTTGTTATTTATATAGATGGAACAGTGCTTGATTCCAGTGATGAGTACGGTGATGTATATACAGATATTGATAATTATGATTTATCTCAACTAGAATCACCTGAAGAAACTAAAAAGAAAGATATAAAATGGGCTGAAGAGTCTGTAGAGTGGTATAAAAAAATAGTAGAAAAAAATCCAGGTAGAGAAAACGAACTATTATCAGCAGAGAAGCAATTAGAAAATAGTAAAAATGCTGAGTTGGCTCCTAAACCTACTAAAAACATTTTAAGCAAGTTGATTGATCCGTCTAAGAGATCTATAATAAAAGCAAAAATTAAATTCACAGATCAACTTGAAAAAAGAACAAAGCATTTAAAGGATACTTATGATTCAGATGCTGGTGTATATATAGACAAAGATAGAAGTATAACTGATAAACCTTTTGAAAATTTATTTATTAGACCTTTTACTCTTAAACTAAAAAATCCTTTAATCGTCTCAGACAAAGGAGAAAAATATAGAGAAGAAACTTACTTTGAAAGAATTCAGAAAGCTAAAGAACTAGGACATGACGGATTAATTATTAAAGATACTTATGACAGCAGATATCAAACTAAACCTGAAGATGTATATGTAGTTTTTGATTCAGATGTTATTACTGAATTAGGTTCTAAACAAGATATAGAAGGATTTAAAAAGTTTGTTCAACAAACAACTACTAAAGAAACTTCTGTAGAAAATAAACCAACTCAACCAGCACCTACCAAGTCTGCAAATCTGCCTAATATTACACAACAAACACTTTTTAGAATTTTTGAAAAAGCATTTTATGAAGCTAATGATAAACGAACCAATGATATATCTAAGCAAACTTTAGCAAAACTTTCTGCAGATACACGTAAGTATTTATTAAATCTTTATGAAAAGTTAAAGTATTATGATGAAACTTTTCAGCGAACAGGTAACACCAAGGATAATCAAACTAACAAAATTAACGTAACAGATGATGAAAAAATTATACATGTCACATCTTCTTACTTTGGTGGATTTGGTCGTGGATCCCATGAGTTAGGATCTGCTGGAAATCCCAGGCATAAAGATTTAGTATTTCCTATGCCTTCTATTGAAGTTCTTGCTAATATAAATGATGCGTTTAATGCACAAATAGAAGATCTTGTTGATTTAAAAAGTCAAAAGGCTCAAGAGGCTATCAAAAATTCAGATATTCAAAACTCATCTAAGAGTGCTAAAGATATTCTAGATAATATTGCAGATAATTTAAATGATCCAGATATCTTTAATATGCTGGATACTCAAAAGAAAAGAAATCTAGCAGCTACAAGAGAACAACTAAGTCAAGCTATTCCTTGGTATATGAGTCTTACTTTACCAGATGGTAGAAAGCTTAGCGATATTATTCCTTTGACGTTAGCATTCAATGCTGTAAACATGACTTCTGCTGGTGTAGCTACCTGGACTAAAGCCGGTATTACTCTATGGAAAGGCGCTGACACATCAGACTTGTATCATGAAGCATGGCATGGTTTCTCTCAGGTGTTCTTAACCAATGCTCAGAGAGAAGAGTTATATAATCAAGTACGTAAGAAGAAAGGTAGTTTCTCAGACTATATGGGGAATGAAGTTAAGTATTCTGAAGCTAATAAACTACAAGCAGAAGAATGGTTAGCTGAGCAGTTCCGTGAGCACATGTTGCGTGGAGGTAAAGGTCAGTATGAGAAGTCTAAAAAATCTGTTATTGCTAAAATCTTTGATGCTATTTATACAGCACTGCAGCATTTGTTTGGTGGGTCTTCTACAAGAGAAACCTTAGCAGATGCAAAAGCAGATAAGAATATCTCTGACATGTTTGAAAAACTACGTGTAGGAGATTTAAGTACACCTAACTTTGAAATAGAAGCAAGTTTTTCAGAAGGTCTTAATAAAATTAAAGCTACTAGAAAAGAAGATCCTGTTCAGATTTTAAGTAATGCGGAATCCCATCTAGCATTTGCTACTATAGATTCTATTATGTCTGATGCTGTAGATGAGCTAAATGCAAAAGCTAAGATTGCCGGCAAAGCAACTGCACCATATACCTTAGGAATTCTTACAGATCTTAAGACTAGAAAAAGTACTTATAATTATGTACAAAAAACATTACAAGATAAACTTAATGCACTTAATGAAAGAGCAAGCAAAACTTCTAGAGTTCCAGCCCAATTAAAAAAGAAGATAGATCTTCTTACTTGGATGATAAATAACTTTGGAGAGTCTGAATATGCTCAAAATGGATTAGGTGTTATTGGAGAATATGAAAAACTAAGATTCTCAGCATACACAGAAGAATCAGACCAACAAGATATTACTAGTAGAAGTGAGTATGCTGATAAATCAGGTAATGAAATAGCTTCTATTAATTTAGCAGATCCTAAATTATTAAGTGTCATGTCTAGCATACGCAAGTATGATTCTGAAGAAGACTTTAAGAAAAACAAACCTGTGTTGAATGACCTAGGTTTTGCGGAGTTAGAAGACAAGATTAAAGTATTCAATGAGCTTTCTAACTTAACAGAAGGTTCTAAAAATGCCATAGAGGTTTATAATACACTAAAGAAATTAGCTAGCTCAAATTATATAGTAAGTCAGTTCCTAAATAAAGTAGGAAGTCCTTTAGAAGTAAAAACAGAATTAGAGAATAGCATGTGGGGTAGCATTGAAAAGATTCTTACAATGCCCCGTGTTAATGTTGTAAATCTAGATGTTGAGATTCAAAGAGAAAAGGTTACAAGAAAGGATGATGCTGGTAATGAAACTCAAGTAACTACAAAAAAGATTGCTAAAGTTACAGTTAAACCTGGTGAAGCAAGTCGCGAGACTACAAAGGTTTACAATAAAATGCAGTCCCAGTTTAGTTCTAATGAAACAGCTTATATCAAGAGAAATCCTAAGACAGGAAGAAACTATCTTGATACAGAAGCTTTGATGAAAGAGTTTAACCGTAACTATCCTACTAGAATATTTGAGTTTTTAGAAGCTATGGGAGTTACAATGCCTAATGTAGAAGCTGTAAGAAATGGTCTTCAGGATAAGGCAACAGGTTATCCGGAAATGATTAAAGGTTTGGCTATGAAGCTAAACACTATTAACAGATTTAATGCTGATAGAATCAAGGAAGGTAACTCTAAGGACATCATAGTTATTGAAAATGTTAATGATATATTCAACGACCTAACTAATCCTAACTACAAAACAGGGTATAACTTAGGTGCAAGTAATACAATTAAGAAAGAGCTAGGTAAATTTTATTTACGCTGGACTGGAGACTTCTCTAATAGTACTGTTACTACTACTATGGGTAAAACCAAGTATGAAAGAAGTAATCCAAACACCATCACAAAGATGGCGGATTCTTTAAATGACGGTATGAACTTCCAGGATGTAGTACAAGATACAGATGTTGTACAGAATACAGCTAATGGTACTATATCTAGAATGAATCACCTTTCTACAGAAAGAACTCCTTGGTCTAAAGTAAGTCTTTTATTAGATGAGCTTTATGACATGAAGAGCGCTGAGAAGTTTAGAAGAATTGTAACTGTAGGAGGAGAGAAGCTTGTACAAGCAAGAATTAATATTCTTGACATGGACGGAAGTAAAATCCGTGATGAAGAATTTGAAATTGCTGGTATCAAGTCATCTATATCAGATCCTACTACTAAGTTCTTACAAGACTTCTACATGAATCTTGTATATGGTACATCAGAAGCTGTGCGTCATGCTGGTAAGAGTTCTACATTTCTATACCAGATTGTACGTGCTAGAGAAGGTGTAAAGAGTCAGAGTAAACATTATTTTGAACCTTCAGACTTTAGGTCAGATAACATGGGTATTAGTCCCGGAAGATCTAAAGTACTTGGTGCTATGCGTGGATACTTAGCTGCAGAGTTTGAAAGAATTCATAAAGCTAAAACAGAAGAGTCTGCTAAAGATAAACTACTCTATAGAAAGAGTGGTAAGATTGTTACTCTTGCTGATACAGGTAGCAAGTTCCAAATGTTTGATGACATCTTAACGGCTGATCAAAAAACAGAATTACTTAAGCTACAAGATAAAGACATTACTACAGTAGAACAGTTCTTAGAGCACTTAGATTCTAATGTTAAGTTGTTGAATGATATTGATACACAACTTAATAGTTATCTTGATAAGCTTGTTAATGAAAGTATAGCTCTTTTAGATGCTTCCGGTGCTATGGATAGCCCTTATTTATTTAGAGCTATTACTAACAAGATCATGAAGCCAGGAGAAAAGTTCTCAGATCTAAACCCTGCAGATGTAAAAAGATCTTTAATAGAAGCATTTACTTTTAATCAGTACATCCATAATGTAGAAACAGGTATTGTATTCTACGGTGATCCTGCTTTATATAATCATTTAAAAGAAGAGTTTCATAAGCGTAATGCGGGTATAGGTTCTACAGGAGAAATCCCAAGAACTGGAGTAGACTTCCAAAACTTTGTAAATAACAAAAGAGGTAGCTACTCTAAATCTAAATGGTATACAGGACCTGCAGTAGAGCAAAGAGCTTATGATGGTACATTTAGATCATCTGTATTTGCTGATAAAGTAACTAAGTCTGAATATCTAAAAGAATATACTAAAGCTGCAATAGATGCAGAAACAACAAGACTTAAATCTTTAAATGCTTCTCAGGAACAAATTAATAAAGCTGAAGAAGTTATTAAGAAAAGATTTGATGAGGCTTATGGTGCTATGAAAGAAGGAGATGCTCAAGGGTGGATTACTCTTGACTCATATAGACTTCTTATGAAATCCCTTAATAAGTGGGATACTAATGTACATGAAAAGCTTTATAATAAAATCCTAGCTGGTGAGGAAGTATCTGCGTTAGATGTAGCTAAGTTCTTCCCAGTTAAGAAGATGCAATACTGGGGACCTCTAGCAACAGACGGGCTTCCTGTATACGCATTTCATAAATTCTCATTAATGCCTTTGGTGCCAACAGTAATTAAAGGTACTAAGTTAGAGCAGCTTCATAATAAAATGGTAGAACAACAAATAGACTACTCTTTATTTGAATCAGGTTCTAAGATTGCTACTATAGGCACAAATGGTAAGTTTGATAACTTCCTTGATAATGAGACGCGTAAGCTTAGTATAAATGATCCGGAGTATAAGTTTACACCTAATGTTGTCTTTGCTGATTACATGAAAGATCAAACAGAGGTGGCTCCAGAATACAAAGGTAAAGTTACATTCTCTACCCAGCTACGTAAGCTTGTAGAAGAAGGTATTATAGAAAATGGAGTACCTATTGACTTTGAGCCCCAGATCACAGACAAGCAAACACGTGTAGAAGAATGGCGTAAAGTAGAAGATAAAGAAGGTGAATCTAAACTTTGGAAGAAAGTAAAAACTTATGAATCTAAGTTAGCACTTCTTACAGCTAAATTAAAACAACAGCTTGTTAGAGAAGTAGGTTGGACAGAACAAACTAATACTCCTGATCTTAAAAAGTTACTAGATTTTGTAGAAAAACAATTATCTAGACAAGAGATTGCTGATAATGAATTAGAATTTATCAATGATCTTAAGACTTCACCTAATGTAAACTTTGACTTGTCTAGTTATAGAGGTCAAATAGAAAAACTTTTGACAGCTGTAGTCAATAAAAGATTAATCCGTCAAAAGGTTAATGGTGAAGCTCTTATTCAAGTATCTGGTGCTGGATTTGAAGCAGCAGGTAAATTTGCTAATGCTACAGAAGCTGATATAGAAAAGTACGGTAGTAATGATCTTCCTTTCTATAAGCAAGATGCAGCTGGTACCAAGGCTATGAAAGTTAAAGTAGCTTTACAAGGACAGTTTAAGAAACTACTTAATTTAAAAGAAGTAGCGGAACTATCTGAGTCTGAAGGTATTAGTAAAACAGATGCTCTTAATAGATTAATTAAAGATGAAGCTTGGTTATCAGAAGGTAATAACAGAAAGATGATTACCATGATGGGAGTTCGTATTCCTGTACAAGGTTTGAACTCTATGGAATTCATGGAAGTATATGAGTTCTTACCAGAAGAAGCAGGTAATATTATTATTCCTCCAGCTGAGATTGTAGCTAAATCAGGATCTGACTTTGACATTGATAAGATGACAATTCAGATGCCTAACATTAGTCAAAAAGTAAACAAAGCTAAGTTAACTAGTAAATTTTTAAATGAGTTACAAGAAGCTAATCCTGATTTAGATTTTAGCAAGGATAATGTAAATATAATTTTAGATGCTGCTGAAGGAACAGATGGTGTATATACTTTAACTCCAGAAGATCAAGAGATACTTAACATTCTAGAATCAAAAACAGACTTTGAGATTAGTTTACCTACGGATGATATTTCCATTAAAGGATTAGAAAATGGTTTAATGTATGCTTCTATAGATCTTATTTCAGATCCGGCAAACTTTGTTAGCTTGGTTACTCCTAATGGTACTGACATTGCTAAGCCTATATCAGAAGATTTAGGAAAGATGACTAGAGAGTACTCTTCACGTAACAAGTTTGCAAGTAAAGATAAAGGTTTCTCAGCTACAAGAATCTATGAGCCTCTTTATAATATTTACAAGCTTGACTATAATGCTGTAGGTAAAGCAGCACTAGGTTTAGGAGCTGTAGACAATACTTATAATACTATCTTTAACCGTATTGGTGCTTACTTATCTGATGTAACTCAAATTAGTACAACAGAAGGTCAGACCAAGAAAGAAAGAAACCCATACTACTTGACAAATAGAATCTTGATGCCACATAACACTATAAATGGCAAGATCTCTCTTTCTCATATGTATGATGTAAACAATGAAAATAAAATTTCAGATGTATTCTCTCAGTTGATTAATGGTTGGGTAGACGTAGAAAAAGATGAATGGATCTTTGACTTACAAGGAAATAAAGAGCTAGCTCCTATATTACTATTATTAGTACAGTCCGGAGTATCTTTAGAGCAAGCAGCTCTCTTTGTATCTCAACCTATGATTAGAGAGTATGTAAAAGATTCTAAACTAAGAAGAGGTACGTTTGCTCCTTTAATTGATAAGGAGTCAGATGAAAATCAGCATGCTGTAGATGCTAGAAATAATATTCTATTCTTAGATCCTAAATTTGGTTTTATCTGGGATCCTCAGAGCATGACCAGCCAAAGTAGCTTTACAGGTAAGCCTGATAAATGGCAAATCTTTAATGCTATAAAAGAACTAGTATCTGATGCAGATGCTAGTCTATTTACAAAAGAAGCTTTAAAAAAGAATATAGAAAACTTTAACAGTACCCAAAAATATACTAAAGAAGATAGAAAAGCATTTATGCATTTCTTAGAGCTGGAGCAGATGTCTAAAGGTCTTACGGAAATTAAGCTTGCTATGAACTATGATACTACACGTAGTGGTAGCTTGTTTGAAGCAAGAGCTAAATTGGAAAAAGAAAATAAAGCAGCTAAAGAAAGAGGTTTTGACAAAGAGGTATTTGAAGCTATCATTGCAAACTCTCCAATAGGAAGCTTTAAGGTCCAAGACTTTATGCTTGAACTATGGGAGCCTTTCTTCCCGGTTACTTCTTCTCCAGCTATGAATAACTACCTTAGTGAAGAAAACATAGGTAGATATATAGCACGCGGTACTTCTTTTGCAGGAGACCCAGAAGGAGCTATTGAATCATTTAGATCACAGATTATTCCTTTTTTATTCCAAAATGACTACTATAGTTTCAAGATAGGTAAAGTATATCGCGGTAGAGAAATAGATGGCGAGTTTGCTTTAAAGAGAGCAGAGTTTCTAAGAAGAGGTGCATTATACCAAGATGGTAAAATCTATTATGATACAGCTACTGTAAATGAAACATTTAATAATAAAGACTACTCATCAAGCGCTTCTAATATATACAGGTACTTCCTTAAGAACAATGTAGCTCCATTACAACCTAATATCTTTTCTGGATTTAATGATGTTAAAGCTAAAGAACTATATCAAAGATTCTTACTAGAAAGAGAAAGCTTAAGAGGTTCTTCAGACTACAACTTTGATACAGTATCTAAGACTAAAGAGTATAAGCGTATTCTTTCCCAGATGAAAGATCTTTACCGTAGTCATAATAAAGATCTGTTTAAAGCTGAGATGGAGATGACAGAAGAAACTCCAGATGAAACAAGAAAAGAAATAGAAACTAAGGTAAAAGATGCTAATGCAACAGCTGCAGTTTGGGCATATGAAACATACTTGCGTAATGCAGCTATGGATAATATGAACTTACCAAGTCATTTATTCCACGGTAGTAATAGTTATGCTGACCAGTTTATGAATATTAAGAAAGCATTCCCAACTCTTAGTAAGTATTATCCTGTAATGGAGGCTTTAGATAAGAATTCATCTAATGATAAGAATCCTATTATAAACTTAGTACTTAGAGATAGCAGATTAACCAAAGATCAAAAAGATCTATATGCTGAAAACATAGCAGAGCTTTCTGACGCATCAACAATTAAAGACAAGTTTGCTAACATCTCTATGGAAGATGCTGTAGACATTGCTAAGTTCTTCTCAAGATTTACTACATACGCCTATATTCAGGGAGCTACCACACCAAAGAGTACGTTTAATGTGCTAAGTATTGCTAATCCATCTGAGATAGGTAAGATGCTTATGCCTTCTGTAAATAACTTTATATCTCTTATTGATAAAGTAGAAGGCATGCAAGTAGGTGAAACACCTCTACAAGAATTAATCTTAGATAGTTACTTAAAAGCATTTAAGAAAGCTAATCCATCTAAAAAAACTTCTGCTAGCAAGAGATACAAAATCTTTGATGATCCTAACTTTAGATTCTATGCTGACCCTAACATGTCAGATAAAGCTATAAAAGACTTTGTTGAAGCTACAACACCTAAGAAAAAAGAAGAAGTACAACCATCTCAACAACAAGCTAGTGTTAAAGCAAAAGGATTTAAACTATCAATAGACAAAAAAGGTAAAGATCAAGGTAAAGCTGATTTAGCTAATGCACTTATAACATATCCTAATAGTGGCACTTCTAGTTATCAGTATATGCAGGATGCTAAAAAACAAGGTTTTCCTGTTAATAATGAAATAAAAGCTGGACCCGATGTCATTGCTATGGTATCTGTAAATGGTAACAATAAAGCTACAGATAAACAAATTGAAGATACATATTTAGCAGCTAGAGAAATTATTGAAGCAGGTGGTACAGTCATCATGGATTCTACTATAGATGCTAATAGATCTTGGAATGCAAGTGGTGAAGCTTTGGTTCAAGAACAATTAGGTGAACCTACAGGACAGACTTCTAAGGGCTACAACTATTGGGGTAAAAATCCTGAAGTTACTCAACAACAAACTTCTGTAAGTACTAACCAGCAAGTAGTATCTGAACCTTATGGTGTAGTGGTAGCAGAAACTAAACCATCTGCTGATAAGACTCAGGATTTTGTAGATCTTATCCAACCCCAGATTAGAGCACAAGCTTATAAAGAAAATGCTTCTGGTACAGCTAATGACATGTTCATGTATGGACTACGTTGGACTAGAAAGAGTACTGCTAAAGCACCTCTTAATAATAAAAGCTATGCAAACAAAGGATTACCTATTACAGATGCTAAAGCTAAGGATACATATGTATATGATACACTAGACCAAAACGGAAATCCATTAGCTCCTGTTTCAGATTTGCAACCTATTATTACAGAGATTCAGAATGCTCTAGGTATTGACATGTCTAACTATGATGCTGTAATTGGTAATATATATTTACCGGGTCAAAATATTGCAACACATAGAGATACTACAGAAAGTCTTAGTGCTAGAAACTACCCAGTTGTAGTTTATACTATAGGTAATAATAGTGGAATTGGAATTTATGAAGATAAAAATAATCCTGGTTCACCATCTTTTGCATCTAATTCTAGAAAAGAAATACCTACTCAAAATGGAACTATTTATACTTTTGGTATGGATGGTAAAGGTAGATTTGAACTAGCTCATGACACACCTAAAGGTGTAAAAAGAGATCAGAAGTTTCCACCTATTACTTTACCTAACGGAACTGTTGTAGAAAACTATACAATTACTCTTACATTTAGAAGAGCTGCTGACCTAGAAGCAGGTATGCCTACTAGTCCTGCAAAAATTGGTAAAGTAAATACTACTAACCAGCAGATAGCATCACAACCTGTAGCAACTCCTGTAACAACTGTACTAGGTATGGGTAAACAACAGAGAACTGGTGTACCTACATTTAGTATTCCCGGAGTTAAAGCTAAAGATGATAAGGTTGGAACTGTAGAATCTAAGACATTTAACCAAACTAACATCAATGCTATTAAAGAAGCTAATCCTAATACCATCTTTATTGGATCAGGCATAGCTATCAAACCTGGAGCTACTACTAGAAACACTACAGGTTATGCAGGATCTAATACCACACTAGTACAACTAGGACCTGGTTCATACGGAAGTATTCCGTACAAGTACTTACCTAATGTTTATAAGAAAGACGGAACCTTGATTCCAAACTCTATAATGACAGATGAAACCTATGATGATAACATCCAAGTAATAGAAGATGCTATTCAGCAGATTGTAGAAAACTTAGGTGACAAAGATGTAGTGCTTGATGCTAATGGTTATGGTCAAGAGTTACTAGGTAGAGACCCATTAAGTCCTAGTACTATTATACTAGATAAGTCTCCCGCACCTAAAACTTTCGTATATTTGTCTAAGAGGTTATATGAAGAATTTGGTTTCATAAATCCTAACTCTTTAGGTTCTAATACTATAGTAAATACAGTACAAAGTAACCAGAGAGTAAATGAGCTTGAACTATTTAATAAACTTAAAAATGAAGCACTAAGCTGCAGTATATAAAATGGCCTGTAAAAACATAACCCCGGAATTTGACGCTATAAAAAATGCATTTGATGAAGCTACTGCTTGGAGAGAAGCCGTAACCGCAGAGATGCAGAATAGACCCATGATGACTCCTGAAGAGTTATTACCTATACTAAATGAACAAGGTAAGTTCTTAGAGAAGTCTCAGGCAGCACCTTTTGTAGATAACTATGAAGGTTTTGGAAGAGATGTATTATCTAAGCCAGAGTACTCAGTATTTGCAAAGCCCATAGAAGTAACTACGGAAGCTGCTAATAAGGTTATGTCTATAGGAGCTATCCGAGACATGGCTAACCAGCTAGAACAACAGTTTGGGATATCATATACTATGGTAACAGAAGACCAGGCTGTAGCAGCTACTGCGTCATTACCTCAGGAACTACAATATAGAAAGGGAGATAAAGCATTTTTCTTAGGAGGACAAGTATATCTAGTAACAGATTACATAGATGCAAACTCTGTACTACATGAATTTGTGCATCCCTTTGTAAGAGCCATAGCTAGAGCAGGACAGAAGGGAGCTATAGATAGTATGTACTCAGAAGTACTAGCTAGTAACCCAGAATTAATAGAACAGATTAAGGAGAAGTATAATTATTTGGAAGAGGGGAGTGAATACTTTAAGGAGGAGGTGATAGTAACACACCTATCTAACCTTGTTAATCTACAAGCACTAGGCAACAACCTTACTCCTGTACAGAAAACATTTATTGGCAAAGTACTTTACGCTATAAAGCAATTATTACGCAAAGCCTTTGGACGCAAAGTTTCTGTTGAGTCTCTTTCCCCTACTACTTCTTTGTCTGACTTAGCTAAGATGATTGAGGCTGGTACTGAGTTTACTTTTAATACCGACATTATTACTGATTCTGACTTTGCTGCTTATGTCCGTGATCATACTCAATACTTTAATGATTTACGCAAACTTGAAAGAGCTGGTGAGTTACAGGCTAGTATTAACCGGATGTTTGATGTTATACAGGACACCGTAAATAAAGTTGAGAAGAACAAGGACTATACTCTAGCCGCACAACTACTTAGAGATGAGTATGATAGATCTGATCTACGTGAGATTCTTTCTTCTATACGCAGATACCAGACTATATCTGGAACTCCTCTTGGAGCAGCTGCACAGTCTATAGAGTTTGAAAGAGCTAAGATGACGGCCTTTATTAATAGTATGGAAAGGCTTGATGTTATAACTCTTAAAATTAATCAAAAACTTCAGGAACTATCAAAAGACCCAGATAATAAAGAAAACTTACAAGCTGTATTCTATATGAATAATGTTATTAATACATTACAAAATTTCATAAATGAATATGACCAAGCATTTACACTAGCCGGTCTTACGACTAACAGTGCCATATACCAATTAGCAAATAAAATACAAGGTAATATAAAACAATCTAAAGTATTTACCAATAAAGTATATATGGCTGGAACTAGAGATATTATTTATGATACTCTTATTCCTCTTAAAGAATCTATAGATCAAAAATATACAGAGCTTATTGATTTCTTAGAAAAAAAGAATGCTCCCGAGAAAGTTATAGAAGCTAGAAAAAGAGAATACGAAGAATTAAAACTTAATCCCGAAAAGATAGAGGCTCTTATGAAAGGAGAACTTGGAGATGCTCATGCTCTTAACTCTTTCTTAGAAGGGTACATGAATAACCAAGATCCTATAGTTTTTGGATTTGCAATGTATGTAAAGAATAATCTTACAGATGTACAAACAAAAGCACAACTTCAGGCTAACAGATATGCTACAGAAATAGAACCTTTGCTAAAAGCTGCAGGATTTAATCCAGGTAATATAGCTGAACTTGGTAAGAGAACTACTTTTGTAGACTTAGTAGGAGGAAGAGATAAAAATAAATTTAATGCTTATCAAGCTTATACATACTTAAATCCTTGGAAGCACTATAAAAAAGATATTGATGAATGGAACTTTAAGATAGAAGAAGCTAAGAAAGAAGCTGTAGATACCAAAGACTATTCTAAAGTTACAGATCTGATTAATCAAAAGCGAGACTGGGAAAGAAAGTACATGCATACAGAGTACACAGATAAGTACTATGCTAAGTATGATATATTAGAAAGAGATGACATTGGTAAAGAAGCTAGACATAGACTAGACCAAATTGAATCTGAGATTAGAAACATCAACAACGCTATTGCTTCAGACTATGAACAGTATGAGTACATGCAAGAGTTAGAAGTACTCCATAGAAGAAAGAAACAACTTTACTCTCTACTTGATGAAAGGGGTAAAATGAAATTAGGACTAGATCTTGAAATAGCAAAGAGATTGCAAGAGTTTCAAAAAGCCAGCAAAGATATGTATGATGAGATCCCTCTACGTGGGGTATTCCAGAATGCATTCTTAAACTTTGCTCAAAGCTTGGTAGATAAAAACATCCAACCCGGATCTGATGAGTATAACCAGCACATAGACAACTGGTTAAAACTAAATACTAGAATTAGAATTAAGCCTACCTTCTATGAACAACGAGCTGCTATATTTGATGAGTTAGCTACATTAAAAGAAGAACAAAAGAACTTATTAAGATTAGCTAATCAACCCGTAGTCAATGATGAACTTACTAAATTATATGAAGAAAGATCATTACTTGTAAGTAAGTATAGAGATAAAGATGGGCAACCGGCATCTTTAGAAATGACACCAGAAATTCTTGAAAAAGTAAAAGTATTAGAAGACAAGATTAAACTTGCTAAAGAACAACTTCTTACAAGAAGCGGATTAACTAAAGCAGAACAATCTGAGCTTAATAGATTAAGTGAAAAGAAAGATAACTTCTTATACGGCATGTCTACGGAACAACCTACTCAACAAGAGTATGCTAGACGTAGAGAGCTTATAGATAAAAGAATTAAAAGACAAAGTAAAAACTTGTCATCTGAAGCAGAGGCTGCTTTAAAAAGAGAACAGGAAGTATATGATAGAATGCTAGAGTTATATAAGAACTTAGAAAATATTCAGACTAATGATCCTACAGATGATTATATAACAGTTCTTAATAGTTACTTCTCAGAGTTTTCTGATGATGTAAAACAAGTATTCTTAAATATGGGCATTAAAGAGTTTACGTTAGAGAACATAGATATCTTTGATAACATTTACTTTGTTGAAGTACTGCGTAATAATAACGAGGACTTTAAAAAATGGTTTGATGAAAATCATGTAGAAGAAAACTTTTATAATTCACAGTCTGGACAATCCGAGACTAAATATAAAAGAACAGCAGCATGGAGTGTAACTAGACCTTCTAGTATAGATCATTATGAAACAACAGAAATAGTAAATCCTGATGGTTCACCTAGAAAAATCTTAGGAGTCCCTATTGGTAAATACTATAGATACCAAGTTAAGCAAGAACCTGCTGCAGGATTTGTAACTAAGAAAGTAACTATTAGAGAAGCTATAGCTGCTGGAGATATTACAAAAGCTAACTGGGATGGATTTAACTGGCTACCTAAACTTGATGTTCGTAACCAAGATGGTACACCTGACACTACTTATGTAGAGAATGAATTCTTTAAGGTAAAGAACTCAGACCCAGCTCTTTACAATCTTCTTATTAAACTTATAGATGAGCATTTAGCTTTACAAGAAAACAAAGCTCCTGAAGAAAGACTAGGTCTAGAGATTCCTAGATATGAAAAGTCTAACTTAGAAGCTTTACAGTCAAGAAACTTTATAGATGCTGAGGGTAATGAAGTAAAACAAAATCCTATATCAGTATTTATGAATAAAGTTAGAGCCTTCTGGAAAGGAAGAGCTGATGACTTTCAAAGAGGATTTAATGCTGAAGAACAAAAACAGTTTGTAAATACAGACTTGTTTGATGACAGAATATCTAATATACCTATGACAGGTAAGTATAGATTAGATCTAGTAGACACATCATTAGACATTCTAACTGGTACTATGAGATACATGCTATCTCTAGAAAAAAATCAGAAACTACGTGAGATGAGTCCTACGGCTAGAGCTTTACAAGAAGTTCTCCGTGACCCGGTAAATGCTGCTAAAGAAACCAATACCTATAGTAAAAGAGCTATGCTAAATAGATCTTTAGAAAAACAGATTACTAAAAAAGGTCAGACTATACGTTCTAAGGCAATTGATAATTTTATTGAAAGAGAGTTTGAAGGTAAAAACCAGACAGGTATGCTTGCAAATAATAAGTGGGTAACAAACTTATCTAACTTTATGCTTCATAGTTCTGCCCTAGGATACTTTGCTTTGAATATACCTTCTGCTATTAAAAACTCTATGGGTGCTAGAATACAAGGAGTTATCGAAGGAGCTGCTGGAAGATTTTATAACAATAGAGATTTTGCTAAAGGTACAGTGTGGGCAAATAAAACTATGGCTGAGGTTTCATTTCAGATATATAAATATGGACCTAAGTCTCTTAATGTACAGCTTACAGAATTATTTGATCCAACATCAGGCTTCTATGCTGAAGGTGATGATATGAAATTTGGAGAAAATCTAACTAGAACATTTAAGAAAGATGCTGTAGAGATAGGTTCCTTACTTACTAATACTAGAAAGTGGACAGAATTAAACGCTGCCTATAGCATCTTCGGAGCTATGATGTATTCACAAAAAGTACCACAAATAGTTGATGGAGAAACTAGAATGATTCCTTATATAGAAGCTTGGGAAATTGTAGATGGACAAGCTAAACTAAAAGAAGGTGTTGATCCATCTTGGGGACAAGGTGGTGCTAATTTTAAAATATATAGAAATAAAATACAAGCTGTAGGTAATAACCTTAATGGCGCCTTTGGTAAATTTGACTATTCTGAAGCTGATAGATATTTACTATATAGACAAGTAATGTTCTTGAAGAGATGGTTTATTCGTATGTTTATGAATAGATTTCAGTTTAGAGGAAATTTACTAGATCCTAAAGCTAGATATGATGCAGGTCTTAATGATACTTATATGGGATTCTATATAGAGGCTTTGCGTACTATGAAAGAAGGTATTGCCACAGGAGGCAAATCTTTCTCAGCTATGACTAAGGAACAGAAGCAAGCCTTTATGAGAATAATTATGGATGCTGCTATCCTTATAGCTATGACTATGATGATTAGTATGCTATTTGGATTTGATGCTGATGATGATGAGAAGTATGAAAAGCTCAGAAAAAAATCCGGGTCTCTTCCATTTAATTTCTTAGGTATAGTTAAAACAGCTGATGATCCAGAACATCCATTTAATATGGGAGGATACATTTCTAATAACTTATTAGCCCTTACTTTACAGACTAGACAAGAACAATTAAACTGGATACCTTTACCAAAGATGGGACTTTCTGCTTATGCGAGTTATTTAAATTTCCAATCATTAGCTGTAACATCTACAATAGAAGCTTATGTTAAAATATTAAGTCAAAGTATTAACTTATTAACAGGGGATGAAAGTGCTTACTATAAAAGAGCTGCAGGTCCTTATGAACACCAACAGCAGGGAGGAAGTAAAGCAGAAAATTACTTCCTTAAAATGTTTGGATTTACCGGAAGCACCACAGATCCTGTAAAAGCAACTAAAGATTTTATTAGCACTTTAAATAGGAAAGGTGAAGGATAATTTGTATATTATATATGTAAACATTTAAAAATAAAAAAATATGGCATTTATTGACATTTTTAATTACAAGAAGTACTTTAAGAAAACTTCTGATGCAACAGTAGCAAGAGTAGGTCACGTAAATAGACTTGCTGAAAGAATAACCGCAGTAGAGTATGTAACTCAACAAACTAGTAATACTACACCGGTAACTATTAATTCTTATGTAGGACAAGTAACTATGTTTGCAGCATTACCCGCAGCACCTGATGCAGGAGCTACTGGTAGTTTTAGAATAGATAATTCTAAGGTAACAGCCAATAGTATTATAATAGCATCTGTTGAATATTCAAGCGTGGCAGATAGACTTGATTTAGTATTCTCTGCACCACTAAATATTACAGATGGAACTTTTGATGTTGCCTGGTCTACTACAGGAGCAACAACAGGAGCCTTAAAAATTAACTTTATAGTACTATAAAATGGACTTTATAAATATTTACAAATTATCCAATTATATAAAGGATAAAACAGATGCTTTACTTGCTAGGTATGGGCATATAAATAAACTAGCTGAAACTGTAACTCCCTCTATAACTACATATGATCTTGAATTAAGCATTAATCCTACAATAACTATAAACTTAAATACAAAAGCAGGCATTATTAAAAATATTAATTTAAATAGTGCAGGTTATATCAGGATAAATAATAATGAACTTACAACTGAAAGTATTGTATTTTATAATTTAGTAGCAAGTGGGTCAGGCGAATTAACTCAGTTAAAATCATATTTAGGTATGTCAAAAACCATAGATGGAACGAGTATGTATTTTACAGTAAATCCAATCCCACCTAACAGAATAACAGGTGACATTCAATTTTGGATAATAAACCCTCAATAATGAGACAGTATACAACTAAAGAACTTAAAGCAGAGTTTGAGAGACTAGGTTATCCATGGCCAGTATTTCACTTAGTAGGTATTAGATCTAATGCAAATGCTAAGAATCAGTTTGATGATCTTATTGGTGTAGTAGAAAAAGATACAGTTAGTTGGTATTCTTGTACCACTAATCCTGGGACACACTGGTTACAAAACTTGCTTAACCCAAAAGGATCGGCTGTATTAAAGCCAGGTCAATGGGATGATTGTTGGAAGATAGGTTTACATCAAGGTAAATACGAGGCTTTAGTTCAATGCGCACCTATTACTGTTTATAGAGATGCAGATCGTGACGATGTAGCTGAGGAACAAGGTAAAGAGGATACTGGGTTGTTTGGTATTAATATACACCGCGCTAACCCAAGTATGATATCTAAGATTATAGACAAATGGTCTGCGGGATGTCAAGTACTTAATGACCCAAAACAATTTGCACAGTTGTTAGACAAATGCAAGAAGTCTGGGTTTAGAAAGTTTACTTATACCTTGCTAAAAGAATTTTAATGAAAGAAATACTAGAGGAGATAGGTATCAATATAGGTATATCAGTAGCAGGCTTGTTTGGCTCATTGATACTTATAGGGAAAGATGCAGCACTACAATGGAAGACTAGCATCTTTTCTATTATCTCAGGAGTAGCTAGTGCTAACTATCTTACTCCGGTGTTTATTGATATTATCAGACTAGACCCTAAGTATGAGATATCTGTAGGATTTGTGTTGGGTTTCTTAGGTCTTAAAGGTGTTGAGCTAGTAAGTAACAAACTTGTAAAATCTTCAAAAAAATGATACTCCTAAACCTAATAGCTAATTTATTAATAACCATTGCTGTTGCAATGTTTATGATTTTTGTATTTGGTAAAAGCAATATGATGGATAGAGTTAGTACTCTGGAAAGAGTATCTATCAAAGCTGGACTAGCTCTAGTTAGTGCTGGATCATTATTCAATTTTTTGACATGCTCTCATCCTCAAGACTCAGAAGTCATTTTGAATATAGGACTTGCTGTAGTGTTTACCTGGGGGGCCATCTTTCATTTTAAATACTTTGTAAAAAAATGAAGAAGTTCTTTTATGATATGTTTAGCAGTAGAGGATCTCTATCAAGTAAAAGAGTATCTGCAGTATTTACATTAGTTAATGTAATAATACTTGCATACATTGCTACTTTTAGGAATGATGATCACATAACTCCCGAGTTTATGTTTGATGCGTTATGTTTGATTGCAGGAGGAGGGTTAGGTCTAACAGTTATAGAAAAAATTTTTGAAAAAAAACATCCCAAATCAGACAACAATGACTCAGGAGAAACAGGATCTAATTAAAGAAATAGTAATACTAGTATTGCTAGTAGTTGTAACTACTGTATTTATGTACTTCTTAGTTACGTATGGTAAGGAAGAACAATCTAAGTATAAGTATTTAAATAAGATTCATACAGATAGTATAACTATAGATTCTCTGAAGATGAAAATAACACATGATAGTCTAGCACATATAGATAGTCTTCGTGTAGCAAATATTAAACGTTTAAAAAAGAAAGATGATGGAAATAAAAACCAACGTGACAAAGATCTTGCTATTGTTAAGTATGCTACTGATGAGCAGCTTGACAGTCTTTGGTCAATTTACTCCCCAAAGATTAACCATTAATGGTAATCCTGGTGTAATATTAACTCCTGCTCAGGAGAAAGTATTACTTGAAGCACTTATAGACTATAAGTATTGTTCTAATAGTATACTTCTAAAGGATAGCATAATCCTAGATTTGAATAATTCTATAAGGGATAAAAGCTTTGAACTTAAGTTATTAACAATAGAGTATAACAAATGTATAGGTGATGCAAAAGTCTATGCTCAGAATTATAATAGTCTTTTAGAAGTACATAATAAGCTGGCTGAAGAGCATAATGTGTTAAAATTACAACATTCTAAATCTATTAATTGGAACATTGGGTTAGGTTGTAGTACCTTAATATTAGGACTACTACTTATACTCACAAACTAATGGACGGAAACTACTACTTTTTAAGAGCACAGATCAGAGCAATGAATCCAACCTGGTCACAAGAACAGATTAATGAAGAGATTAAACGCATAATGGAAAAAAACAATGACTGGTATGATAATGATGAGGATGGTTGTTTATATTGCGGATCTTAATTATATTATTATATGAAGAATAAAAAAATGAAACCAGATAATAACAATCTGGATGCTATTGCTAAACAAGCAAGACAGTTACCTAAAGCAGAGTTGGGTCTTGGTTTCTTTAAAGGTATGTTAGATGGTAAGAAAAACCAGATGAATGCTTTAGGTAAAATTGCAGGAGGAGATCCTATAGGAGGTGCATCTCAATTAACAGGAATGAAACCTGATCAGTTAATAGGAACAGCAATGAAAGTTGCACCTATGATGCTTAAGAAAGGTGGATCTATGAAAAATAAAAAATGCTAAATAATGGCTAAAGTTAATACTGCTAAAAATAACTACGCACCCAAGAACGCTCGTAAAAAGCGTCCTGGGGTTGTAGCTAAAAAGAAAACAAGTAAACTAAAGTCTAGCAAAAACTACGTAAAACTTTATCGTGGTCAGGGCTAAACGCTTAGTATATTTTTAATATCTGGCTTAGTATAATTAGGACCTTTAAGAATTTTACCATCTTCTCTAAGAATAGGTAAGCCGTCTTCTCCTAACTTACTCATGTTAGATCTTTGGATCTCTTTAAATACTTCGATGATTTTATCTTGCAAACCATGTTTAAGAATGGTGCCCACCAGTATATATAACTGATCACCAAGAGCATCAGCAATACCCACCAGATCATTCTCCCGGCAAGCCATAAGATATTCATAAAGTTCTTCAGCTTGTAGATCATGTCTTAATTGGTATTCTTTTTCTTTAATTAAACTAGGTTCTGTTGCATAGTGTTGTCCAAACACATCATGGAATTGCTTTACAGCATTAATTATTTCTTGCATATTAATAACTAGAATAATACCACTCATCATAGTTATGTGGTAGTTGTTGTAATTTAAGTTTATCTATTGAGTAACCTATTTTATCAGGTGTACCGTTACTAGGTAGTTTAGGAAGACCCATTTGATCTATACCTCTTTCATGAGCTTCTGTACGTAATTGCTCTATCTTTTTTTCAGCCTTTTGACTAGTTTCTTTTACAGCATTACAAAATCTTTTCTGAATACCGTTAGACTCTAACATCATAGTTTCCATTAAGATTAGATAATTTATAGCATCACCAAACTTTTCACGGATCATGTGTTCAGAGTATGACTGCTTACTAGATATCATATCTTTAATAGATATCATATGTTTCATCATATACTCCCAAGCTACCATCTCACGTGTGTCATGAAAGGACATCTTAGTACCTTCTTCAAAGTTGTGAAATACATCTTTATCATTAGCATACTCAGCACCTTTCTTTTGTAATACAGATTGGATAAGTCTAATACGCTCATCTACTTGTTTGTTAAATTCTATCTTATTCATAATCAAAAAGTTAGACCCAGAAGGGGCATGCAAGGGTCTGCACACCCCCGGGTCATATTTTAAAGTTCAGGTAAATCTAGTTGGTCTACATCACCAAAGTTAAATAATTCATCAGATTCTGGCAAATTATTTTCTACTTTTTCTTCAGTAACTTGATCTTCATAGAATGCATCTGGTACTGGTGTAGTATCAAACGGTACCTCTTCTTCAAAGTCAAATACTTCTTGTTTATCTACATCATAATCAAAACCAGGAATTAGTAAATCATTACTAATGTCTACCTGTATTTCTGAATCTTGCTCATCAATAACATCAAAGATACTTATTTGATTATCAGCAACTTCCGGAGTTATAGACAATGCTACTTGCTCACTAATCTGATTAGGTGTTAGACTTAATGCATGCTTAGTTAAGTACTTTTCATATACTACATCAAAACAACCAATGTGAGATCTGGTATAACTCTTTGGATGTGAGTGCTGAATAGATGCTGCTAGAATCAGATAAGCATTCCATAGAGTAATGTCATCATTACCTGCCTTCTCATATCTCCATTTAGTAGAAGTAAGTTGGTCTGGTTTTAGGTGATCATTAACAAATGCTCTACCAATAATATCACCCATCTCATCTTTACTTATAATCTGGGTTTCTAGTTGAGACTTTCTATTTAGTAACTCATTATATAAATAGTCAGCTCTAGATATCTGGTCCTTTACAGCATCAACCATTTCTACATCTGCAGTACCAGTATGCTTGCGCATAAAGAATGCCATATCAGAAGTAATCATGATACCATCTGTATCTTTAAAGTGTAGACCAATGCTACAATGAAATCTTGTAGACTTATCATAAGAGTTAACCCAGGTAAATACCATACCTATAT